AAGATTATGAAAGAGAAAGAGGTAAATCGTTTAGATTATAAGAACTAATAAATCTTGCAACTTGAGATATTTCATGTGTTTTAGGATATGAATCATAAAAATTTCTACAAATAAAATGTTTCTCTGTTTTTCTAATTACAAAACCTGCATTGCATTCATCTTGATTTTTTGGTTTATATAATCCAACTAATTGATCTTTAATTCTAGTTGGATTATGCCAAGCAGAATAAAAATTTAAAAAATTATAGTAAACACCTTTAGGATCGTTTTTATCTATGATGATAACTGTTTTTTTATCGTTCCACCACCAAGCGGCAGTAAAAAAACCGCTTAAAACAGGTCTTTCTTCATCATCTTTATAAAAATTGATTTTATTATCATACACATAACCATTTATTTGTCTTATAACTTCAACAGATATAAAATCTTCAACTCTGCATTCTAAATATTCTGCATACTTATACAAAACATCTAAACCTATATTTTTTTGTTTTAAATGCCTGCTTACAGATCGGTAGTCTATACCTAAATATTTTGCCGCATCTTTTTGCGACTTACCATTAATTTTTTCTCTTTTAAAAATTTCTGCTAATTTGTGCATAGGTCTATATTTACTAACAAGTCTCATATTAAAATTATGTTTTTTACACAATAGACATATCTTGTGCATATTATCTACATAAAAGTTACATACTATTAAAAATACTCACTTATGGTAGAAAATATCTGTGGATTATTCTCAATTAATCAAAAAACACAGTAATAATTGCTATTTTGTACTTTGGAAAGATCCGCAAGAGGGTGATGGTCTTTGGAAGTCTAAGTTTGATAGTAAAGCATCAATAAACATAAATGTTGGTTGGATGGAGCGTAATCCTAACGATCCGACAGAATGGGTGCTGTATTGTAGCAAAGACTCCGATCAAGATATTCACGAATTTGGAAGTGAAATTTATATTCCAGAAGGGTGCATAATCTACCGAAACCTTATCATACCAAGTGAGAGAGGAGAACACTTTGAAACCAACACAATTATCAAAACCGAAAAAGATAACCGCACAGGAGTTAGCGAAGAAAATTATACAAAACAGGGGAGACCACTACGTCAAAATTTGCCACGAGACTAAACATTTTTGGGGTGGTTATTTAAATGATTGTTATGAGTCTGCGGAGATAGAATGCTTGAAAAGTGGAAACTTCTTAAAAAAATCACATTAAACGATCTTTTTAGTAAAGCTGATATAAGAGTCGCTTTAATACTTTTAGATCACTACAACGATAAAATACAAAAGATTTATCCGTCAAATAGACGTTTAGTTACGCTAACTGGCTTATCATTACGCCAAGTACAACTCTCTACCGCTAAATTAGATAGTCACAACTTAATCACAAAGTTTTCCAAGAATGGTAAAAATCATTACAAAATAACTCCAGAAGGTTATCAAAACTATGAACAACCTTACACCTCAACTACGAACAAACCTTCACCTCCTACTAAACCTATCTCTTTAACTATTAATATAAAGGATACTATTTCTAAAATAGCAAAAAGAAGTAATCCTAATTATAGAGCAGTTATTAGTAATGGACTGACTTACCATGAGAATATGGAAAATAAGTTAGTGAAACAAATGCGGTCACGATTATCTATTGATCGTTATAATTCTTGGTTACTTGTTTATGACAATGCAGAAACTAAACAAAAAGCTATCTCCTATGCAAAGGAATTATGCGGATAATTACACCAGAAGATTTAGATACATTGTTTTATGATGCATTTCTTACAGATCAAAGACTTCCTGCACCATATCGTAAACAGAAATTAACTATGCAATTGGATATGAATAGAATTGATTGGATGAATTATGTTGATGATAATCCCAATTCTTTACCGCCAACTGCTCGTAGCATTTCACGATGGGAATTAGCGTTAGAGTTAGTACAGTTAATTAAAAGAGAAGAAGATAGGCAATTGATCTGGCTTCGTGGTAAACGTCTCTCATGGTCTAAAATGGGAAGATTAATTGGCATTGATAGACGTAAGGTTAAATTAAAACATAGTGAATTAATGATGACAATATTAATATTAATTAAGTTGATGAAAGATTTACATCGCAAAGATAAAATCTACAGATTGATTGCTCCAAAGTATGAATAACAATTTATTTTTTTTTGTTTGACAACTTTGACAATTTTATTGTAATTCTTCCATAGACTCGAAGAAGTTTATCTTTCCAACATATAGTATCTCCTAGAAGCTTCTCAACAGCAACATATAGTATGAATGAAATTACCAAAGTTAAAGGCAGACCGCCTAAGTTTAACGCATCTCGTAATGCGGTTAAAAGAATATTAGAAGCTCTTGCTAAAGGTCAAAGTATTAGAAGAGCGATTAAAGAAGAGGACATTAGTTGGAATACATTTCGTAAGTGGATGTTTGAAAAGCCAGAACTACGAGAACAATATGAACAAGCTAAGTCTGATGGTATCTTATATACGTTAGACCAAGTAGAAGAAGAGATACGAGAGTTAGTTATTAAAGCTAACGATAAGACTGCTAATTTAAATTCCATCAAAGCGATGGACATACTTGTTAAGCACAAGCAGTTTCTTGCAAGCAAGCTTAGTCCAAAAACGTTTGGCACGGACAAACAACAGATCTCTATGTCAAATGCTAAAGGTGAAAAGTTTTCAATTGAATGGAGTAAGTAATGTTTGATGATGATGAAATGATTGCAACAGTCATTAGTCCTTATGTTACGTTCTACATGGTAGTTAATCAAGTAACGAAGAAGCCAGAGCTACTGGCACACTTCTCTTCGTTTAAGAATGAGAGAGAGATTAAAGAGTTTGTTAAACAGTTTGAAGGTGAAGGAGTTATCGCAGGATCTCCAACAATCCATTAAAAGTATTGAAGAGAAACTAATTGATGTTGTTGATACAATGTCGAATGGGTTTCGTATTGGTATTGATAAGGACACATACGTTATTAAGAAAAGAATAAATGGGAAGAGGGAGAAGTAATGAAACCTCTGTGGTATTTGTTGAGTTATAAGGATAATTGTTTGTGATGATCGCAAAAAGATCTTTTTTGATACGGATCTTCACGAATTTTTTATATTTTTTATAATAATTTATACAAATCGGTTACTGAAACCGATTATTATCGCAGAATACAGCCATTAATTGCTATGTCGTGTAAATGTAGTGTATTTTTATGACAAGGGGTGGTCAATAATTTTACCAACCCCACGAGGTCTTGGCAATAGCTATGGGAACTCACTTCTACTCGGCACAATTTAACTTACGAATTTTATGACAACAAAAAAACCAACTAAAAATAAACCGAAGATAATTTCGTTTACGGACTTAGTCAAAGAGTTAGACAAGAAATCTAACTTTGGAGACAGTTCTGGTAAAGGTGTTGTTAAAGGCAAAGATGTTTCACGCATGAAAGACTTTTTAAATGAAAAATCGTGAAAAAAATAACAATACCCTATAAGCCAAGAGAGTTACAAAAAGAAATACACAACTCGCTAAAAAGATTTAACGTATTAGTGTGTCATCGTAGGTTTGGTAAAACTGTACTCTGCATTAACGAAATGATTAAAAAGTGTTTGCAGAACGAGTTACCTAACCCACGATACTACTATATTTCTCCAACGTACTCTATCTCCAAGAGAAACTGTTGGGATTATTTAAAACAGTACACTTCTGTCCTCCCAGATGTGCAGTACAACGAGACAGAGTTGCGATGCGATTTACCGAATGGTGGTCGTATCCAACTTCTCGGCTGTGAGCGACCAGACACTTTGCGTGGTTTATATATGGATGGTTGCGTTCTAGATGAGGTAGCACAAATGCCACCTCGTTTATGGACAGAGATTGTTCGACCGGCTCTAGCAGATAGAAAAGGATGGATGATTAGTATCGGCACACCGACTGGCAGAAACAACTTCTGGCATATGTTTGATTATGCACAACACAATGACTCGTGGCTTGCAAAATCATTTAAGGCTAGTGAAACAGGAATAGTTGAAGAAGAAGAACTGGCGGAAGCAAAACGTATGATGCCACCAGAAATCTATGAAGCAGAGTTTGAATGCTCGTTTGATAGTGCAGGGATAGGATCTATTTATTCTAAAAGCTTAGAGTTAGCAGAAGAACAGAATAGAATAACAAAAGTACCTCATCAAACAAATGTCAAAGTCTCAACATTTTGGGATCTAGGAATGGCAGATAAAACTGCTATTTGGTTTGTTCAACAAGTTGGATCGGCAATACATTTAATAGATTACGAAGAAGAAAGCGGAGAAGGACTAGAATACTACGCAGGTATGTTGCAGGATAAAGGCTATCTTTACGATACGCATTATTTTCCGCATGATGCAAATGTACGAGAAATCGGAACAGGGGTATCAAGAATTGAGACAGCACAAAGTTTAGGATTAGTAACATCAATT